CCTTTACCGCCTCTAACGAGGCGGATTTTTTCGATTAGCCGATTATACAAGCGGGGGCTACGCCGTAAGAGTTGCTCGCGTTATTGTTGTTGATATTGCCCGTTCTCGCGTTCACGACGCGCTCGTTGTAAGCGTTAGTCGGCGAGGGGGAACGAAGCCAAGCAAGACGAGCTGTGCCGAGTATAGCAACTGCCCTACATATTAAATTTGTTTTGATAAATTTCTTTATCTGATTTAGTCCAGGACTTTAACAAGTCGTCCGTTTGGAGTATTAATCCCGTCCAATATTCAACTTGCTGTCCTGTGATATAATTTGCGTCGTATGCGTCATTTATAAGGTCTAACAGAGCGTCAAGGCTTGCGTGCGCTTTGACTTGCTCTAAGTGTCGGTATTTGTAGTCCTCCTCATTAGTTACAAATACAGAGTTTGCGTGCCTTATGCAAGTACACGCAGCCCGTACCTCGTCAACAATCGGGTATGCGTAAAGCCAACGAGTAGATTTAGGAAAATTCTTATCTGACTTAACAATAGTAAGCGAATATTTTTTTAACTCACGAGCTTTGTTAAGCACTTGTAATTTTCCCTCGCTTCTGTCGCCTGTTCTAACGCTCATATAGCGCCTCCTTTACCGCCTCTAACGAGGCGGATTTTTTCGATTAGCCGATTATACAAGCGGGGGCTACGCCGTAAGAGTTGCTCGCGTTACTGTTGATGATACTGCCCGTCCTCGCGATCACGACGCGCTCGATGTAAGCGTAAGTCGGCGAGGGGGAACGAAGCCAAGCAAGACGAGCTGTGCCGCTGTCGTCAAATTTTTTTCTTTCGGCATTAAGTAAGTCGTAGTAGTAATCAAGCGGCTTGCCGTCGGGCAATTCGTCACTATCATAAGTGCCGTACATTTCGCCTCTTGACAATAAAAAGAATTTGTCCTCAAGTTCGTACAACTCATTAGGGTAAAATTCTGTCCCGTCGAGGCTTACTGCTTCAAAAACCCCATTTGTACGACAAGGAATAATAGCGGGGACTATGACTTTTAGGAAATCCTCGGGCAAGCCGTGCATAAACCCGTTTAAATCATTAGCCCAGGTTGGCGGCATATCATAATATGTAGTTGGCTGCCATACGCCGCCTGCAACGGCTGCACTATTCAGCCATTGACGGATAGCGCTTTGTGCGTAGTTATTTGAGCCTCTGTAACAACGGGTTATATGATTTAATAAATCCGTTCCGTCCGTCGTTCCTAAACTTGTTATTAAAGTATCATCAGCAGAAACATTGTAAACGGTTACCGTTTCAATGGCTTCTGTGTCCCCGATATTGGCATAGGTTGAAATTGTGCTACCGCTTGTAATGGTTACACCGTTAATAAGTATATATCCGCCCGCGGGTATCGGCTTTGAGAGATTAAAACCGTAAATCTTGCCGTTTTCAGCAGTGGAGGTTGAGCCTGCTATCGTTATTTTATAGCTTCCTGCGGCAAGTTCCTCGTCTGCTGTATATAAAGCCTCGGGAGCGTCAAACTGAATAGGTATATATGCCCCGTCTGCTCCCGAGTAAACATATTTAGCCTCTAATATCATAGAGTGTGTTAATCCGTTCTGTGCAGGCTTTATAGTATCATAGCCGCGCACTACAAAAATAATGTCTTTGCCTGTGTCGCTGTTCGCTACAGTAAACTCATAGCCTACAGGAAAATGCTTCGGTGCAAGTCCCATACGCACGGCATTTTGTATTTTGTCCCAAGTATCAAATACAAAAGGCTTTTCGATTTGTACGGTTTTTTCTACGCCTCCGCGGTCGGTTACCGTTATATCAATACTTGCGGTGTTATCCGTAACGCTGATATTGACATTTTCGGCGGCTTCGGTTGCTTTTTCTGCGGCAGCTTTTGCATTATCGGCAACTATCGCCGCAGCGTTAGCCGCTTCTGCTGCGGTGTTCGCTGCTGTTGTTTCGCTCTTTGCCTGCTGCAAAGCTGCTACAAGTGCGTTGTATTCGTCAGAGCTTGCGGGAGCGTCGGGGTTATAAGCAGCCTTTTTTATATCAATATAGAATATTTGCGAGCTTAAAAGGGCGGTGCCTTTGTATAAGCCTATCTCTGCCGTTGCCGTTCCGTCTTTAACGAGCGTTTGCTCTGATAATTCAACGGTAATTATTCCGTCCTTAATCTCTGCGTCGTCAATAACGGTGTGATTATTGGGCTTTGTAAGCTGTAGGCGGGCAATTATGCCGCTCTCAAGTGCGTAAGGCTGCCCGTGATTTAAAGGCGTAATATTTATAACGCGGCTTTCTTTATCGTACTGTTTCGCAAATACGGTAATAGGTATTGTATCTCGTCCGAAATCAAGAGAAATATTTTGTAAAACTTTCATTTTTAGCCTCCTTAAATTGCAGTTAATGTAACGCTTTTCCAAGTATTCCAGGTGTTATTATATCGCGTACGCACATATACGCCCGTGTTGTTATAAACTGTGTAGCGTTGTAATATAATGCCGCTTGCTTGAGGTATTACCTCTAAAAATCCCGCTACGGCTTTAGGGTAGTGCCTGTCTGTACTTGTATTAGCGTTAAGCGATTGAGTATATATACCTCCGCTTGTAAGGTTGTTTAAGTCCTCAGTATTGCCAAGTGCAGCAACTACTCCGAGAATATTAAAACCGTTCATTATAACCGCGCCCTTGACATCAAGTGCAGCGGACGGGTTACGATTGTTTATGCCTACTTTTTTTCTGCGGAAAGAAAGTAGGGGAGTTCCTTGTGGTATCGTGAGCGTTACCCTGTCGTATGACAGCTTATCCCTTGCGTCGATTTCGACATAATAGGAGTATTCAGCGTCAAGATTAAGCCACTCCCCGAGGGTAAAATCAAAGCTGTTGTCGTTATGTGTAACGCTGCTTGTAAGGCTTTGCCAATCGTTGTATGTTTCGTCACTTGTCTTTTTGTAACGGTATGACATACTATAAAAGCCGTTTTTGTTAATTTCGTTTATTGTTACAGGCGAAATAGAGCCGCTGATTTTTACTTGTGAATACGCCTCGACCTCATTAACTCGGCGCATTGTAGCTGTCGTTATTTCAGTTTTTTTATAGGGTATTACCGATACATTAATCGTAACAGCGGAGGTATAGCCCCTACTGTCAACAGCGGTTACTATTATAGGCACTGTGCCTGTATCAACTATTGCACCCGCTGCAAATTGTATTACTGTCGTTGTGCTTGCTTTAACCGCAGAGCCCACAACGGCAGAATAACTCGAAATTGTAGCACCGTTATGTCCCTGTGCTGCTGTCGCCGTTATTTTAAGGGTTGATATGCCTTGTATTAACTTTTGGTTGTTTTCTGTAACCTTAAGAGCAGTTGCGTTTATATCCTCATAGGTAAAACCCGTAAATGTCGGTGCGGAATTTGCCGCCGTTGTCTGAACGGTAGCAGTTTTAGAGGAAACGCTGCCAATTTGCGTTGATCCACTGAATGTTTTTAAGTCAAAAGTCCCTGTAAAGCTCTTTATTTTCGACATAGCATTTAATACGGTAGAGCGCTGTGCTGCGGTTAGTGTTAGCGTATTTGAGCCGTTAGCAAGTTTTAAATTAGATATAGTTAAAATGTTTGTAGAGCCGTTCTTAATTACAAGAGTGTGAGCATAACTTGTATTATAAACTTTGACCGAAAGCGTGAGCTTTGCTGTTGCTGCGTCGGCTGTAAATGTATTTACAGCGGATATAACAGAGGCTCCGAGTGTTTTTATTGCTGCTTTGCCCGAGTAGCCGTCTACATTATTAGATTTTTTACGAGCGCACGCCTGTATTGAATACGAGGTATTTGGTGTTAAGCCTGTTACTGTCGTTTCTTTCTTTGTACCGTCCGTAGAGTTAAACTCTTTCCAGGTCGAGCCTCCGTTAAGACTATACCACCAACGATTAGCTGTAACGGAGGAGGTAATAGAGAGCTTAACGCTTGAGGCTGTAATATTGGAGCAGCTTAACGAAACTTTCGGCGCGGTACGATCTAAAGCGGTAAGCGTCATTGTACCGCCGTAGCTTTCTGCTGCTGAATACCATACGCGAGTGTCAAATACTATTGCTACAGACTTTTTACCGTCGCTGTTGTGCGTTACATCAATAGAACCGCTGACGCTGCCTTTAGCCGCAGGGAATACTTTATCGTCCCAGGCGGTGGCGCCTTTTGAGTAAACCGTGGTGCCGTTTATTTTTACGGTTGTTGGAGCGATTGAGTAATATGTCGAGCTGCCGCCTGTGGAGATTAAAGTCCATTTAAGCGTTGACTTGTTAGCCGCAGTATTTGTTGTTTCGGTTATTGTGAGCTGTAAGTATCTGCCGCTATAGCTGTTACTTTTGAATGTAGCCATATTATGCCTCCTTAATCGAGCAGAACAAAATCAAGCCCGTTTGTATTTGGTACAAACTTACCTTTGCCGACAGTGAGCTCGTCCGTTATTTCTGTTTTTCGCAATGTGGTTAAATCTTTGTTAACTGTTAACACTGTTTCTTTTGCGTGTTTTACCGCAAATTGCGTGTGGTCTATTATTGTTTCCGTGGAGCTTTCGGAGTTGGTAATGTTAATGCCGCGTCTGTCTATTTTGACATTTTCCGTGTATATTTCATTTGGCGCAGGCGTCCAATATGCCTTTAGCTCGCCCTCAACTAACATTAAGTCAGCGATATAAAGGCTTGCTCCTGTTGTGCCTGCCGTAAGCGTTATACTGTTGCCCGCTGCTTCAAATGTTATTGAGTGCTCCTCCCAGCCCGTAGCCTGCTGCTCGTCAAAAATATATGTATCATTACCGCCGTTGTTTATAAATGCGTAACAACGGCTTGCAGTGTCTTTTTTTGATTTGAAAGTAAGAGTATATCTCTTTCCGTCAAGTACGGTTATTTCTTGCGATAGCGTGCCCGTATTAATACGAAACATAGAGCCTGCTACAGTATTGTTAATTGCCTCCGCTGACTGTTCGGCTGTAACCGATCCTGTGTATTCCCATTCGTTAGAAACGCCATTTAAACCGCTGCTATTGCGGATATTATTAATACCGCCTGTCGTTTGGCTTGTATATGTTAGGGTTAAGCTCTCAACTGTTTGTTTTAATTGCGATACAGTGGTTTCGAGTGTTTCGACATCACCGATTAAAACGCTTTCGACATCTTTAATAAGGCTTAATAATTGCTCATCAGCAGCAACGAAAGCCTGCTCAATGCTTGTAGCAGCTTCGCCGATTTCATTTGTTACCTCTGATTTGTAATGCTGCGATATTGCGCTACTCTCTACGCTGTCAGCTTGAAGCAATGCACCGTTAAGAACGCCTGTAGTAATAAAGTCAGCGACTATAGAGCCGTCCATAGTGATAGCTGTTGAGTATTCGCCGTTATATCCCGTAGAGGAAAAGCCCAAGCCTCCGTTATTCCACCTCCACACATTAACAGCCTCCTCAATAGTAGGAGCGTCAAGTATGAGTATTTCCTGTGGCTTTTCTGCGGGGTTAAGTACAACATATCCGCCCGAATGTCCTGTTATAAGGTTGGTAGCGTTTAATATTGCTTTCTTTAATTCCTCCGAGGCTTTTGCTTGTCCTTTTTTTATTGATGTTTTAATCGCTTCAATAGCTGCCTGCTGCTTGTTTACAGTATCGGCAAAAGAGCTTTTAGCGTCGCCCAGGGTTATATTTTCGTATTTTTCTTTTAATGTATCGTAAACAGTTTTTATAATTTTTGCTTTTGCTGTAACGCCGAGCTTTGAAAATCGGACGCTTACAGTGTCGCACATTTTTACGCGCTCAAGAGGAGCTATGTTTTTATATTCCTCTGTTTGCCATAGCTGCACAAACGATACAGTAATATTTACTTTAGGCGTTCCGAGTTCTGCTGCCGCAGCGTAAGCGGTAGCTTTTGCCCGTAACTTTTCCTCGGTTATTTCCTCGTTATCTTTGAAATGGTCGGAAAAATCCATAATATAGGCTTTATTATGTCCTATGTTTTCTGCTCGCGTTAAAGGTATTACCTTTTCCGTAAGATATATATTTACTGTTTCAGAGTTGTTGTTTTCGTCCTTTATGCTGTATGAAGCATAAGGCATTAAATGTGTGTAACATTCTGCGATATTGCTTTCTTGTTTAAGGTCAGTTAGGTTTTTTCCGTATTCGATAAGTACGCCGTTATCTTTTCCGCGGTGTGAGTGTAGCTTAATATTAAAATTGTCAAATTCATACTCGCCGCCCCACACATCAAGTATCGAGCCTGTTTGCCCGCCTAAAAGAGCTCTTACGGAGCACGGAGTCGAAATAGTCGTAGTGTTAAGTGTAGAAATATCCGAAATAGCCTTAAAAGGGCTCGGCAGTCCCGCGTCCTCAATGGCTCGTGTTATAGCCATTTGAGGAGTTGCGTTTTTTATAGAAAATCCAAGCAAAGGTATGCCGTTTAAATCATAAGAAATATGCTCCGCTGAATATGTAACAACACCTTTTAACGGCTTCGAGCTTTTGTAAATTCTGAATAACTGCGGCTCGCTTGTTTCGTTAGATTTTGCCTTAACGATTGTGCCGTTTGCTATTTCAGAGTAAAACCTCCCTGTAATAGGATATTGCAGAGAAAGCTCATAGCTTCCGTTGCGCTCCTCGGTTACGGTTGCCTTGATAGTATCTACTAAAATGCCTATACCGTTATGTGTAAATGTTGTTTCGTTTTTTTCATATAATACGGGTATCATAAACAGCACCACCTCGGGACAATTTCGAGCTTGTCAACATTACCCGTCCAGGCAATCGTATTGTTACCTGGTACAAAAGACGGAAAGCCCGAGCCTGTCATTTTATTGTTTTGTGCTTCGACGCCTTTATAAGCGTTCATTATTTCGGAGTCGATTTCTATATACTCGTTAACATCACTAAAAGTAAACGAGTTATTATTTACGGTCAGCGTTATTACTCCGTTTCCGACTATTTTTATATAAGGTTTTGACGGGAAACACTCCGCATTATACAGAGAGCCCGCTGTATTCATTGTGACGGCATTTTGTCCGTCAAATGAATACTTTTGAGGCTTACAATTAAAAGTCAGTGAGAGTTTGCCTGTGTCGCGTAATTCCTGTTCAATTTCCACCTCGTCGCTATATGAAGCGAGGCGAAAGTATTTTGAGTCGTAGCTATCCCAAAGGCGAAAATATCCCGCTTCGGCTAATAGCCACCCTCTGATTTTATGAGCAAGTTCCGCAAAGGTTAGTTTGCTGTTGTTAAGCAACGAGAATTTATACGGAATATTAATATTTTTATATCGCCCATTGTCTGTAATAAGGTCGCCGCTTCGCCCTGGTACGCTTGTATAACTAATGTCCCGAGAGGCTCCGTTGTAGGAGCCTTTCTCGGTAATGAGCAAAGAAAACTCAAGGGAGCTATGCTCACGAAACATTAAAAACGGTAATTTTTCCATTACGCAAATATAACTCCTTTTCTTTTGATTTTTTCCTCTATAAGTTCAAGCAGCAAATCAACAAATGAGTCTATGTCGTTTTTGTCGTCGGCTTTGAGATTATCAATATAAATCGCTTTCTCGCCAAATTCAATTTTGATTATGAGCTTGCCGTTGTCGTGGCTCTGCTCGTTTGTAAGCCTGCTGCTGTACTCTTTGTTTTCGCTTGCGGTTAAAACGCGCTCGCCCTTGTGCAGTAATGCGGGGTATTCGTCATAAGGTACATACTCCATACCTATACGGAGTCTTGATAATTGCCCTATATTTATACCTTTTCCGCCTACGCCTGGCACCCAATCGGGAATTTTGAGCTTGTTAAGTCCGCGTATAAATACATTTATTCCGTCGATTATGTAGTTTATAGGTATCTTGAAAGCGTTTTTTATACCCGAGAATATATTAGAAAATATGCTCACAACAGAGTCCCAGGCTCCTCGCCAATTACCCGTAAATACATTCTTTACGAAATCAATAACGCCCTTAAATACGCCTTTGATATTCTCTACAACCTTGCCTATGCCTGTAAATGCGTTCTTAAATACTGAATTAAGCACATCAGCAACAAGCGACAGTGCTTTTTTTAGAGGCGTTAACGCCTTGTCTATCATACTTGTAAATAGCTTGATAAGAGGCGGCAATATGAGGTCGAGTAAATCGATCAACGGCTCAAGCAAAGTAAATATTAACTCGAGTATCGGTTTAAGAATAGGCGAGAATAATTCAAGTAAACTAATTATTACAGGCAATACCGCACTTAATAGACTTGTAAAAATCGGCATTAGCTGATTGAGCAAGTCCGTAAGTATAGGCAATATCAAGTCTATAATTTCCAAAATAGGCGGTATAAGCGTTTCTATAAGGTCTGTAATAACGGGGAGTATTGCATTTATAAGCTGAACAAAAAGCGGCATAACTGTATTTATGAGGTTAATTAAAACAGGCAATACAGCTTGAATTATTTGTAATATCGGAGGGAGTAACGACTGTATAAGCTGAATAACTACAGGCAAAATCGCTTGTATTATCTGAATGAGCGGAGGTAATAAAGCCTGCAATAACTGAATAATAGCGGGCAATATTGTATTGAGTATATCCGCTATAAGCGGCATAAGTGCCTCAATGAGTTGTACTGCTATAGGCAACACTTGCTCAATTATCTGAACAATGAACGGTAGCAGCATTTGCAAGAGGTTAATTATAACAGGCAAAATTGCTGTTATAATATCCTGTATAACAGGTAAAAGCGACTCAATCAATCCCATAAGTATAGGGAGCAGCGTTTCTACAAGTTCAAATAGCGGCGGCAATATACCGTCAAATAAACTTTGTATAATAGGCGTCAAACGCACGAAAAGCTCTTGAATGGCAGGTAATTTACTTTGTATAAGATCAAGAACGCTTTGCACAATAGGCAAAACAGCGCCACCTAAAGTATTCATCATTCCGCCAAAAGCTCGCTTTATAGTATCTATTGTGTCGGTAAAGGTAACGCCTGCGTTGATTGTTTCGTCTGACATTACCATACCGAGCTCGTGAGCTTTATTTTTTAACGCTTCGGTGCTTTCGGCGCTTTGATTGAGTAACGGTGCCATTTCTACGCCTGCTTTTCCGAAAAGTTCGGTAGCTAATCGAGCTCGCTCTGTTTCGTTATCCATACTTTGGAGGGCTTTTATAGTTTCCTCGAATACCTCCTCTTGTGAGCGTAAAGAGCCGTCCGAGTTGGTAACTGATACGCCAAGCCTTTTAAATGCGTCGCTTGCTGAAGCTGTGCCGTTTTTTGCGGCGTCCATTTTAGAGGTCAAAGTTTTAATGCCGACTTGCAATTTATCAACACTCATACCATTTTGCGACATTACATAGTCCCACTCCTGGTATGCTGTTCTTGATATGCCTATTTTTTGGCTCATTTTATCGACATTGTCTGCTGCGGCAGCGGTATCGCTTGCCATTTTATAGGCTGCTGTGCCTACTGCTGTAGCTCCCGTAACTACAGCGGTGCCGACAGCTACGGCACCTTTTGCAATGGATTTGAAGGCTGAGCCTACTTTTGAGCCGCTCTTTTCTGCCTTTTCGGTTGTTTTGTCAATGCTCTTATCAGCGTTGGTGTTGTCAATAAGAATTTCGCCAAAAAGCGAAAATATGCTCGCCATAGGTTAGCCTCCTTTCCGTCTGTCAGCTTCGACAAGTGGCATAAATTCCGCCTTGATGTCCTCTGCCGTTCTTTTCTTTTTAGGCTTTTTAGGCTCGGCTGTTGGTACTTTAAGGGTTTGATTTATAAACTCCTCATAGTCCATAACCTCCGCGCCTTGAATTTTTCCTAACGCATAATTTGTAAGCCATAAAGGAAATAACCGCTTTTCGAGTTCCTCTCGTTCAATGCGTTTTTCCTCTTTATGCGCAAAAGAAAGCAGCTCACCGAGAGCCGATAACGGTAGGCTCTCAATAAGCTGCCAATCATAATATTTGTGTAAGAGTGTTAAACTCCTTGCCCTGCTTTCTTGCGCAAGACAGTTTTCATAAAATTTCTTATACCCTCGTCGTTGATAATCTCATTAATTATCTCTGCTGCGTCGAGTTTTGCTGCTTCCTCCAGGCTTACGCCCTTGTATGCAGCAACAAGCTGCGGGAGGTCGTCGGCAATTTTGCCAAGCTGCGGGGTAAGCTCCCCGATAACCTCGAAAGCAAGTACGCCGAGCTTTTCTTTTGAGAGTTGCGCAACTGCGCCCTCTTTGCTGTCTGTTTCCTCGAAAATGTCAAGGTCTTTAAGCATAGGGATAAGCGGTTTTATGTCGAGCTTGCCGACGATTTTAAGTAAAATAGGCATTGTGCCGATAGTAAGCATAATTTAATACCTCCAATAATTAAACATTTATTTTGTGCTTGTCTGTTCTGCGCTCTTTGCGGCGGTTTTAGGTGCCATATCGGGCGGTGTGTCGATTTCCTCAATTTTCCACAAATCGCCGTCAAGGTCGCTATATGGATAATGTGCCAAAAGTTCGAGTGCGAGCTCGCCCTCTGCTTTCTGTACGGCTTTGACTGTTAAGCCGTTTTCGTGCATAGGCTGGTAAATGGTAATTTTTTTATAATTGCCGCCTATGGTCTTTGCAAACATTGTTGAGTTTTTCAAGTATGCCTCCATAGGGATAATGCCTGGAGGCGGGTTTTTAATTACCTTGCCGTTTTCAGAAACGATAGTACAGAACGGCAACGCAAGTATGAGGTTTTCCTGGCTCATATCAAGTGTGGTAACCTTGAGTGAGGCTGCCTGCTCCTCAATAGCCTGTGCGCCTGCTGTTTTACCGTGTTTGCCGTCAAATTCAATGTCGCGCACAGTTGCAGTTGCACTAAATTCGCCGCCGCCCCTTGTAGGAGCTAAAAAGCGCTCGGTTTCCTCGCCATAATCAAGGAAAATAACGCCCTCGTCAATCTGTATTGACTCGAGCTGCTTTTTGGTGAGATTTGTTACCATTGTGTAACCTCCTAATTATAAAAAATTCTTGCCGACATACCGAGTCGTCTATGTGCTATATCATACTCGCTGTCGGCGACTGCGTTTTGATTATCAAAGCCAATATGCGACGCAAAAATGCCTTGTTTTGAAATCACGGCACCCGTAAGCTCGTTGCGGAGCTTGTCGCAAATTTCCTCGAGTTCTTCCGTTGCATTTGGCTTTTTCTCGTCTACCCATATATCAAGATAAAAGGAGGCGAGGTCGCCTGCTGCAAGGTCAATAATATTTATACCGTTTAATACCGCATACGGAAAAGAGGCAGCCTTTGACGGTGCCTCCTCGTAATAGGTCTGTATAATTTCATCAACCCGCAATCTCAAGGCTTTAATAAAAGCTGTTGTGTTTGTTGCCATATTCCCGCCTCCTTGTTAATCATCAGCAACAAGAGCTTGACAAATAAGCTCGAGGCATTCGTTTTTAACGGGATAAGTACGGATAACACGGTACATTGTGCCGTCATACTCAAAATGCCCCTCTTTGTCGTAGTCAAGTGCTTTAATTTCGATACAAAGCTCGGGACGGTAGCCCTGGGCTTGTGCCTGGTAAAACTCATTACGCTTTACGCCCTTTTCGTTGCAAAAAACCTCTCTCTTTTCAAATTCCTTATAAGGTTTTCCGAGAGAGTCCGTTTTTTCGTTTCCCTTGCACAAATACCCTACATCTCGCCAATACATAGTTACGCCTCCTCTGTGTATTCAGTAGATAACATTAAATGCCTTTTAAGCATTTCGTAACTTTCGCGGTACTTTTCAGAGTCCGCGTTGTCAAGTCCAAATTCAGCCTTGACATAGCACATAATAGCGCGCTTTATAAGTGCGTCGTTTTCGTTTTCTACCTTTTCGGCTGTAATACCGCCTAATAAGAGGTCAGCTCTCGCTGCCTCTATTAGGTCGGTAATTTCTGCGTCGTGGTGAGTGTGGCTTATTCGTAAGTATCGGCGTGCATTATAAACAAGGTTGCTTGATATGTCCGCCATAAGCTAACTCCTTACGCTGTTGCCTTAACGAGCTTGACAAAAGCCTCTTTAGCCTGCACCTTGCCGTCAAACATAGCGCAGCCCAAAAAGTCGTAGGCATTTTCCCTTGTTACAAACTGTGATGTAATTGTGATTTCCTCGGGCATATTGCCTGCATAGCCTCTGTAAACATTGCCGAGGATAGCTTCGTGTAGAGTAATTCTGTCGTCAAGACAAACAGGGTAGCCCATAACTCTGTATTTGCCGTTTTCCTCGGTAACAATGTTGTCTTTTGAGTTGTTCATAAGCGGGTGGAAATCACTGAAAAATGTTGTCTTTGACATATACCACTCTGCGCCGTCGTCATAGCCGCCGTTAAGAAGTGATACGAGTTTCTGCACATTCGCAGCGGTAAGGTTTGCGGTCTTTGCAACCGTTACGCTGTTTGTGCCGTTCCAGGTAATAGCGTTAATACCCTCTGCCTCGTTACTGCCGCTGCCGCTGAAAATAAGAGCGTTAATCTTATCGGCAATCTTGCGGGCAATCTTTGTTGTAAGCCAATTTTCAAAAGCGTCAATAGACATTTTCTCAACTGACTTTGAAATAGTAACGAGCTTTGTAATCTCGTAAGCAGAAAGAGCAACATAATTAATTGTGTCCTCGTCTGCTGTAATGCCTGTACCCTCTGCGTGTACTTTTGCGTCGTTTGTAGTTCCCTCTGCGGGAATTTTTACGCCGCCCGGTACCTTTAAGAGGTCGATTTTATCGAGCATAGGGCAATACTGACTTACCTTTTCAACAATCTTGTTTATTGTTGCTGTAGGCACTACAGCACCTACAGAGCCTGTAGCAGTAGTCAGAGCGCGCTGCTCCGTTTCGGTAAGTTCAAGGCGTCTAATCTGTTTCAGCCAAGCGGAGCGGTATTCTGCGTCGTTGTTAGCTTCGGCGGAGCGTTCGCCTGCTGCGGGGTTTTCAATTTCGTTTGTCGGAACGGTGCCGATATTGATACCGTCAATAGTAACCTTGCGCTTTTCGAGGTCTGCGTATTCTGTGTCGAGGCTGCGCAGCTCCTCTGTGATTGCGTCAAGGTCGGCGTTTGTGTCGTTTTCGAGAGTCTGTCTTAACTCTGCTTTACGGCTGCGGATTTCAGCCATACGCTTTAAAATGTTTTTCATAGTTTTTGTGTCCTTTCGTAAATGATTTTTTAACAATAAGTTTGCGCTATAAGCATTTTACGGCGGCGGTGCTGCTCCTGCTCCTTTAACTCTTTTTCGCGCTCCGCTGAAAAAAAGTCCCTTGCTGTTGTAATGCTTGTATCGTTGTATGCGGGAAAATCCACCGCCGATACATCATATAGCTTTTTTATTTTAGTTATCGTTCGTGTGTGTGTTTCTCTGTCGTAAGAGCTTTCACGCACAATAAACGAAAAACTCATTTTATCAACGCGACCTTTTTGTATGTCGCGGTGTAAATTGCGGTGCCTGTTGTCCTCTTTGTCAAGAGTGGCGGTAATATCGAGCCCGCTCGGTGTTATGGTGTATGTAAGAGAGTTGTTACGCGTGCGAGCGTACACGGTGCCGTCATTTTGTCCGTGATTGCGATTTAATATAAAGTCGCTCATATCGCACTCGTCAAGCGCTCCGCGAGCTATAACCTCTTTGTACTCTATCCCGTCCATTTCAAAAAGAACAGTCGGAGTATTAAATACAATAGGCGTGCCACGCACTGTAAGCTCGTCGCTGCTTTCGTTGTTATCGGGTAGTACAAACGGAGTTGCCGCTCTGTACTCGCGTTCATTTGGTTTATAAGGCATTATGTGTCGTCCTCCTCGTTATTTGTTTCGTCGTTGGTTTTTTCGCCTGCTGCTTCGCCGTCATTACTTGGCAGCGGCTCATTTGGTTTGTTTTCGTCGCCGAGCTGGTACTCGTCGGCTTTTTCTGCATTAACAACATTAAGCGTCTGTATACGGCGCTTGCCCTCCTCGCCGCCAATAGGCGGATAGCCGAGTGTAGTTAACGCCTGGTCGAGCTGTAAGCCGCCGATTTCAGAAAGGTACTTAACAACCGCTAATTTGTCGGCTGTTCTTGCAAATTGTAATTTATTGCCCTCTACGGTTATTTCATTGCCAAAGCCTCGCTCTTTTTTGGAAAACAAGCAATTTGTAAGAGCTTGTGCAAGCTGAATATAAAAGGGCTCAATTTCGCCCTCGTAAAAGTCCTCCTCTTGCTCGGGAGTGGCTTTATTTTGTACGATAGCGTCATTTGTACCGAAATAGTCGTATATTTCGTCTTTAACATATTGCAGTTGTCCGACGGGCAACGGCGTTTGTTTATCGTTAATAGGTGTGTAATCGTATTTATTGTCCGTTACGATAACGCCTGCGCCGTTATTTTCCATTTTCAAATTATCTTTTATAAAATCGTCACGGCGCTTGTTTAAGTCCTCGCTTTTCGTTGAGGCTTGTACTTTCAATATTCCGCGTATTACCGCTACAAGCTCGGCAAATTTTCCCATTGACTGATTAAAGGTATTTGCCGTTTTTAGTACGGGTGTAAGTGCCTCGTTGTCGGAGCCGAAAATGTCGTTATCTGCAAACATTGAGCCGATATGTATAATATCTGCATACGGCATAGTATAAGACTTGCCGTTTATAAACTTGAATTTGCAAAACAGCTCGCCTTGATATTCAAGTAACTTAATCTCGGAGGCGTTAATGTTATATATCGCCTCGAGTTTGCCTGTTGACTCGTTCCAAACAGGAAACGCAAAAGCGTTGTTGTATAGCTTGTATTGCGCCGCCAAGCGATAATAAAATTTATACGCCGTAGTTGTCGGGTTTGGCTTGAATTGCAGTATATTATTTATGCTGCTGTCAACATCAGACATAGCACCGTCGCCCCTGCGTATGTGTCGTGGCTGCACCGTAGCCGCTCGGCGAGCAAAAGAGTGCACGGCAGCGCGTACCATTCCAACCTCCCAGGCGTTACCCGAAAAAGGAATAAAACTTGATTGATATGTATTTAATAGCTTATATTCGGCAAGCCCGTTAAGGTTTTGCGGTTTTCTGCCAAATATAGCCTCAAAGAGTCCGCGTCGTTGTTTCATTCATTCACCCCACATAGTACATATAGTCGTCAAAATATTTTACATAGATAACCCACGCATTTAACAGCGATACAGCGCCGTCGATACGGCGTTTATCGGTTATTTTGATAGGCTGTATATTATTTAACCCGCTCTTTTTAACTGCCGTGTTAGAAAGGCACCAAATAAGCATAGGGTTATTGTTATAATTAACGATTTTGTCCGCAAGAGCTGCGCCCATTTCTCGCATAGGCTGACTCCAGGTAAACGGTCCTTGAGCTACGGGCTCCATAGTAAAGCCGTTTGATTTCATTTCCTCCACCCAATAGCCCGCTAATGCTCGGTCGTAGCCTATTTTTATTGCGTCGATTTTATACTCGTCGCGCATTTGGCAATACCACGCTGTAACATCACTAAAATTAACACGGTTGCCCTCGCAAAGTGTGAGTAATCCACGCTCCGCCCAAATTCTGTAAGGAGCTTCGTTTGTATTCTTTTCCTCCAGGTGCGCAACGCGGGCGGTCGGTAAAAAGTAATGTTGCAGCACATAAATTGTGTTGTTGTTTGGCTTTCTTATCAGCAGAGTTGCCGCTGTTAAGTCGGTAGTAGCCGAGAGGTCGCAGCCGCCTATTGCATAAGTGTTGTAAACCTCGCTAATGTCAAATGTTGCAGGATTTTTAATCTGCTCAAACGACAGCCAAACATTGCTTTGATTTTCTCTTATATTAAAGTCCTTGCACAGTACGCCTGGTAAGTCGGCAGGGTTGTTTTTAGCCCTCTCAACAAAGGCAGCAAGGGTTTTATATTGCTTAATTTTACCAAGTCCAGGATTTGCCTTAATCCACATTTGAGGGTTAGTCCACTCGTCGCGTGAGTCAAGCTCGTAAAGTATCGGTAAAAATGTATCGTCTTTTTTTGTGCCGTCGGCAATCTCACAAGCGAGCTCGTACATATTGTCAAAAATGCACTCGCGTACGGTACCCGCTGTTGTTATCATTACAACAAGCGGTTGACGGCGGCTTGAGGTTGACTGTTTCATAACCTCGTACAAGTTGCGGTCGCGGATAGCGTGCAGCTCGTCGATAATGACGGCGTGAGAGTTTAAGCCGTCAAGCGTATTTGAGTCAGAGGCGAGAGCCTCAAAAATTGAGGAGGTCGCAGGAAAATAAACATCATTGCGACGCTTTTTAACAACCGCTCGAAGTTCGGGCGATTGTTTAATCATATTGACAGCTTCGGTAAGTACCTTTTTTGCCTGGTCTTTTTTAGTAGCTACGCTGTATATTTCCGCGGCACCCTCGTAGTCAGCAATGAGCATATATAGGGCGATGCCTGACAATAAAGTTGACTTGCCGTTTTTACGCCCACATAAAAACATTGTTTCTCTAAAGCGTCGGTAGCCTGTATCTTTTTCAAGCCAGCCAAAAAGTGTTTGTATGTATGCTTTTTGGAATAGTTCGAGCTTAAGCGGTGCTCCTATGGTGCCTTGTGATTGCTTGCAAAAAGTTTCAATAAATAAAATAGGGCGCTCGCCTGCGTCCTCGTCGAAATAATAAGGGGAGTCGCCGCC